TTATTATAAAGAGGTCTTTAAAAAAGTTTAATAGAAATTGGCTTTTATTTTATATCTTCTCTTGGACCGCAAAATCAAACCGAACGCCGCATTCAATAGTGTGGAAATCGTTGGTACTATAGTTAAGTTCTGCTAAACGGTAAAACTTACAATACGCCCCGTACAGAGTAATTCTCATTTTCGGGGTGTGGTCTGCGTCAAGCTGAGTGATATAAATCTTTCTCTTCATAGCGGAGGTACCTAGTTGACCAGTGGTTGGGTCGTAGGTCTCTCTCATCCAGTTGAACAAAGCAACTGCTGCTTCACCTTCAATCAGGTTATCAAAAGTTAACGTAGTCTCGTCTGCAGAGTACTTTCCAGGATAGTAGAACTTATCGTTAATACGGTCAACGGCAATGTCTTCTACTTGAAAGCCAATGTTACCAATCTGCTTACAAGCCAAAGTTAGAGCATTTGACTGGTCTCTCGGGCTGCGGTCAGGGTCGTTCCCGCCTAAGCCATCAATAGATACTAGCCAGCTATAAGTACGAAGTGAGTCGTACTGTTGGGCTAGGGTGTTCAGACGCTCGTCTCCGCCATTTCTGTTTTGGTCGAAGTACTCGTCGGTAATTGTTTTGTTGGTAAATGCCATTGGTTTCTATATTATTTAGGCTTCTTGTTGCCCTAACACGTTAATCTCAAAGATGAGCGATTCGGCAGACTTAGTCGGAGTTACTTCAACCTTAATCCACAGTTCGTTGCGTTCAATTCGTTGCGGAGTGTTTGTGGTTTCGTCGCAGAAGACCTTGAAAGCTCTAATGCCTCGTCTTGCTTGAATGTCCTCCAGCATAGGCTCTACAGCACCAGTAATCAAGCCCCAAGTGATTGGGTCGTTTGGCTCGAACACGAAAGGAAGACCTAAGTCTCTAACTTTCTGTCTGATGGCAATTGCCAGTCTGCGAACATTAATTCTGTCCAGAGCGGTAGCCACTCTTTGGGCGGTACGTTGACCCCAGATGCAAATGCCTTGGCGGTTAAAGTTTACAATTGGGTTTAGAGCGTTTCCGCCACCGTAAATGTAATCTCTGTCAGCTTGGTTCAGGTCTCGCTCTAGCTCCTTAACAGCCGGGGAGACTTTACCTCTAGTGATGCCCGCAGGAGCGACCCAGACATCAGCAATGTTATCAGCGCGGGACATAGCTTTAATACCGACGATTGCGGGGTCGACATATTGGTCCACGCCAGTCCATTGGTTCATCATCTTGCAGTGCGGGTAGTATAGCGCAGCGTAAGAGGAGTTAATGCTTACGGTTCTGCCTGGGTAGTTACCATTGTGCCAATCCACCGCTTCCTGAGGAGTGAGACCTTCAGGAGGAGAGGTTACGTAAAGGAAAGCACCTTTATCCTCTGCTGCCTCAATAGCAGCGGTCTGTACGTCTTGCGTATGCACACCTGGGATAGCCACTAGGTCTACTTCTACCGTATCAGGGGAGAAGGCTTTAACACCTCGTGTGGTTCCTGCGGGACCCGCTAGCGCGTTTACTACCTCAGTGTTAGATAAGCTATTGCCGTGGTCACCTGCGTCCCCGTTAGCGCCTCCAGTGAAATCAGTGGTGCCTTCGGTGAATTTCAAGAATCTTACGTAGCCGCCGGTTGCAGCAAAATCATCGGTATCGCCAGTGGAGGTGGTAACTTTCATTAGTGCTGCCACTCCCTGCGCGGTTGGAGGAGTCCAGGTAACAGGGTTTGCGGCGTCTTTTTCAAATCGACCGTAAACGTTGTCAGACTTCTCTCCGTTGCCGTACGTCTTGGTGTTAATAACCTCTTCCGGCCAAGTTGGAATTCCTGAGTTAGTGGTGTCTTTGTAAAACTCCACCTTGTAAGTCTCTTCTACAGCGCCGTTACGTAGAACCGAAACAGATTGTTGGAACTTACCAGTGTTATCTACTCTTACCTTAAGACCGCGTTGGGCAGTCGAAATACCGTTGTAAGAGCTAGCCGCGTTATATCCAGCGCCAGTGTGTAAAGCGTTAAGTGCGTACGTGCCTCCGAGGACCTCAGAAGCATTGACAGTTGAGCCAGTAGAGGATAGCTGACCATTGCTCGCTAAGTACGCAGACGAGACCATGGAATCTAATCCGGACTCGTGATAAAAACCACTACCTTCGTAGAACATACCACTAGCCTCAGTCATGCCAGTCACATCTTTCCCGGTATTCGAAACCAGTTCCGATTCGTAAACAGCTCCAGGCCCCAAAGTCGCAACCCCTGGGTAAGCACCATCAAACTGTACGTAAGTCCCGGCATCAGTCTTAGATAAGAGTTTACCGCCGCCACCAATCGCGCCGTGACCTGATAAGGTCGTGCTTTGGAAGTCTGCGCAAGTAGTCGCAGAAGGAGCTAAAGCGCTTACTGTAATCTCAGCGTCTTTGCCTGGGTACATACCCACGAAACAAATTTTGGTAGAATCAATTTTATGAACAGTGAAATCAGACTGGTCACTTAAAGTCTTCTGGAAAGCGGAAACAACCACATCAATGCCAGAAGGTTGAGCCACACTCAAGAAGTATGGCTTTTCGTTCATAGTCGTGCCTGCCGAGTTTTTAACCTGTACTAGAAAGTGAGCGCTACCGCTTGCGGTGCTGCCCGTCATAGCAGGGTTAAAAATGTTAAGAGTTCTGCCTGCGTCGTACGAGCTGGAAGCCTGTAAAGTAACGTGAGGCAAAGTACCGATGCCTAGGTTTACCCCGGCTCTCGCTGCGGCGGTAGTTTGTGCGCGAACGAACATCAGTTGGTTCGTCTCTTTCATAATCTCGTAAGCGCCAAACAAACCTTGACCACCAACCGTTTCCGATGGAAGTCCGAAGATTCTTTCTAAATCTACAGTATTGGTGATAAGGATTGGCTTGTCGACAGGACCTTGCGAAGCGAACCCAACAATACCAGGGGTAGTTGGGCTTGATGCAGGGTCGAAGTTAGAGAAGTCCTTCTCTAACGTGTAAACTCCGGGGCTGTTGTAAGTAGGCATGGTTTCTTAAAAGGTGACTTTCGTTACGGAAAGCATATGGCGTCGTTCGAACTCCTGAATTTGAGGGGTTAAAGGTCCTAAAGGGATATGAATCGCCTTATTGGGAGTCATCCAAAAATGTTTAATTTGCCCTGCGTCGGAAACGATTAATTCGTAATCCGAGTTACTCGTGTTACGTAGCTCAAAACCCCGATTACGGGCTTTTGGAGGGAACTTCTTAGGCTTCCGAGCCTTTGGAGCTACCGGGCTGTTCGCTTGCGAGGGCTTCTTTTTAGGTGGCATTAGTGGATTTCTCCTATCTTATTTAGGAGATGCCAACCTAGTATTATAGTATTTTTTCCTTAGTTTATTTGTACTCAATTTCAGTATTTATAAGTTCTTTAATACGTCCAGTGTTAGAGTACAAGTATCGCCTTCCTGGAATGTAGCCGTCGATTTTAATGGTTGCTCTCTTCCTTAGAATCCTGTCCTGCTTGTCGCCAACCTGGAGAGAGGACATATCTAAAATATCCATCAAATACGCTTTGCTAGCACTTTCATTTTCCGTAGGGACAGTAAGGGCTGGAAGGAATAGCATTTGTAAGGATTCCATCAGCTGGTTCATATCCTCTGTGTACTTAGCCCAAAGAGTAATCTGATACTGCATTTGTACAGCCTTGGACGTGGTCTGGATGACACGACTGGCTCGCTGGGTTTCTACGTCAAAGAACTTATAATGGGTTATTTGTACGTCCGGTTTTCTTACAGCGATGTTCTCCTCGATATCCCCAATACCCAAAGATACTAGGGGAAGCTTTAGGTTCCTATCTTCTTTAATCTTAGCTATAGCTCTTTCAGGGTTGGCGAAGATTATAGGAGCAGTCGATAGACCTCCTTGCTCATCAATATAATCCAGAACAAGCCTGTCCATCAAAGACTTTGTGTAGTTCCTATAGAAATCCCTAGCGTACGGGAGCTTTTCCTCGTAGCTTTTTATATCAGCTTGTATCTTAGAGTAAAGAGTATCTTTCATTAGAACATGGTGAATACAGGGGGCTCTTCTATTTCAGTCAGAAGCTCTTGGACAAGTTTCTCTTGCTCTTCCTGCCCTTCTTTAACCAAAGCAGCGCCGTTAAGAACGGCTCCACCTTGAGGAGAGGGTAACTGAGCAAACTTACCCCGGATTTGACCGAGAATAACTTTACAAATAGCACACCCATACCGTTGAATCCAACCCATAAAGTATGGATGTAAAGTAGTCGTGTCAATCGCTTTAAATTCTACCACGACTTCTTCTTCGTCCGACGCGTCATGAGGAACAGGGTACACTTGTAAATATCTACCATTAACCACATCCCAAGTACCTTCCCGGCTAAGGACTTTTCTAATCTGCTCTAACTGCATCTTCATCAGGAGGAACTCACCAATATCCAATTGGTTGAATAGGAAGTTTTCTTGGAAATACTTAATAAAGAAGTCGTTCTCCAAGGTTCCCGACTGGCGGGCAACAGATAGCAGGG